TCGGCGACACGGCGGGCGCGTCCTACGGCAGCTTCGGGTACGACCCGGCCGGGCACATGACGGTGAAGCCCCGGCCCGGCTATGCCTTCCGCATCGCGGGTGCAGCGGGCGACCGCCGCCTGCGGCTCGGCTCGATCGGTGGCGACTCCGACGACTCGATTCTTGAGCAGCGCGGCGACGGCGTGACGGTGCTCACGCCCCGGCCGGGCTTCGGCACGCTGCTGCAGGGCACGGTCGAGATCGGCGGAGCCCTCGCGGCCACGAACCTCCCGGTCATCTTCCGCCCCTACACAGTCGCCACGCTGCCCCCCGCCGCGACCTGGGTGAACTCGCGCTGCTTCGTGTCGGATGCCAACGCCACCACCTTCAATTCCATCGTCGCCGCCGGTGGCACCAACAAGGTCCCGGTCTTCAGCGACGGGACGAACTGGCGCATCGGCTGACCTCGAAGCCAAACCCTCGGAGTAACCATTGAAAACTGAAGCCGCCACGGAGTTGGCAAAAGCAATGCCAGTCACTACCGTTGGCGGTCTCAACCTCTTCGGGGTTCCACTCCCCGAGGTGGTGCTGATCGCCACCCTCATCTACACCGTGTTCCTGTTGCTGGAAAAGCTGCCGGTCGTCATCGAACGCCTCAAGCAGTTCACCGCATGGGTGAAAGGATTCAAGAATGAGCAAGGCAAGTGAAGACGAACTCGGTGCAATGCACGGCGCGATTGCGCGCGGGCTCACCGAGATCATCACCGACGGTGCAGTGATCGGTAAGGACGAGGACACGGGCAAGGTGATTCGCATCACCCCACCGGCCTCGTACTTCGCCGCTGCCATCGCGTTCGCAAAGAACAACAACATCACCGCCGATCCGACCACGAATACCGAACTGGTTGGCCTCACCGAGGCCCTGGCGCGCCGCACCGCCGCCAAACAGAAGCTCAACCGCACCGCCTTCGACGAGGCAGCGGAGCAACTGGACCGTGATCTCGGAGGCATGATGCAATGAAAGAACGAGAGAGTGAGGCCCTAGCGGCCGTCCGCTGGGCCAAGCTCAAGCTCGTACAGCAGCACTACGAATCCTTCGTCCCGTTCCTTGAGGACGTGATGGAGGAACTCGGCTTCCACACTTCGGAGATCCAGCGAGACATCGCAGGGTTCATGGAGTTTGGCCCGCAGTACATCATGGTGCAGGCGCAGCGTGGGCAGGCCAAGACCACCATCGCTGCCGCGTACGCTGTCTGGTGTTTGATCCACAGCCCTGCTCACCGTGTGCTGGTCGTCAGCGCCGGGGGTACTCAGGCCGTGGAGATCAGCACCCTGATCGTCCGGATCATCATGAACATGGACGTGCTGGAGTGCCTGCGCCCCGACAAGCTCGCGGGTGACCGCACCTCGGTCGAAGCGTTCGACGTGCACCACAGCCTGAAGGGCATCGACAAGTCCCCGTCCGTCGCCTGCGTTGGTATCGACTCCAACCTGCAAGGCAAGCGGGCGGACTTGCTGATCCCCGATGACGTGGAGTCCGGCAAGAACTCGGCCACGGCGGTGCAGCGGGCGAAGCTCCTGCACATCACGAAGGACTTCACGTCCATCAACAGCACAGGCCGGATCATCTGGCTCGGCACGCCGCAGACGCTGGAGTCCATCTACAACTCCCTCGCTGCACGTGGTGTGACGATCCGCATCTGGCCGGGGCGTTACCCGACCGAGAAGCAACTCGCCTTCTACGGTGCCAACCTCGCGCCGATCTACGCGCGCAAGCTCGCTGACAACCCCGCTCTCGCGGAAGGCGGCGGCTACCTGGGCGATCAGGGACAACCGGTGGACCCGGTGATCCTGCCCGAGGCTGTGCTCCAGAAGAAGGAGCTTGACCAGGGTGAGGCGTACTTCCAGCTTCAGCACATGCTGAACGTGACGCTCTCGGATGCGATGCGGTTCCCGCTCAAGCCCTCAAAGCTTGTGGTGTTCCGCCCCGCTGGCGAGCGCTTCCCGATCAGCGTGGTCCGGGGGATGGGTGACACTCACCTCAAGGACTACTCCGTCGCGGACTTCGCGTTCAAGCTCACGATCCCGCACGAGGTCTCCACCGAGACCAACAAGCTGCAGAGCATTTGGGCCTACGTGGACCCGGCCCCTGGCGGGGCCAATGCTGACGAGACCGCCTACGCGGTGGGTGGATACCTCAACGGTACCATCTTCCTGCTCGCGTGTGGCGGCATCCCCGGCGGCTACGACGACGAGAAGATGGAGAAGCTCGCGCATATCCTGAAGCTCCACAAGGTCGATGGCGTGACCATCGAGAAGAACATGGGCTACGGTGCCTTCCGGCACATCTTCACCCCCATCCTCCGCAAGCACCTCCAATGCCAGATCGACGACGACCTCGTCACCGGGCAGAAGGAAGCACGGATCATCAACACGCTCTCTCCCATCATGGGCCGAGGCGCACTCGTGGTGAGCGAGGATGTGATCGAAGAGGATCAGGCCACGGTCGCGGGATACACCGCCTCCATGCGTCAGACGTACTCCCTATTCTACCAACTGGCGAAGATGAACCAGACGGCCAACGCCCTCATCCACGATGACCGGGCTGATGCGCTTGAAGGTCTCTGCCGCCATTTCCAAGAAGCGCTCGCCAAGGACTCCGAGAAGGGTCTCAAGGCAGCGAAGGAGAAGGCGTGGAAGGAACTGACCAAAGATCCCTGCGGTCACAACCACTGCCACTCCTATGTCCCCGGTCGCAATTCGCGGCCAAACATGCTGCGCAACAAGCGCCGCTGATCCGTTCGCCTCACGGCGCCATGCCCTAACGGGCCTCTCGCAAAGGATAATCCCATGCGTCTCGATACCCTCCCCTCCCCCGGTCAAGTCAACGTCTCCCAGCAACTGCGCCTGAAGGCGTGCCAAGCCATCAGCCAGTGCGAGATGCTGGCTCGGAACACCGCTGGCGCCAAGACCGCGCAGGCTGCGAAGCTGTCCGCGTTCTTCACCGCGTGCGTTGCCGCGCTCGCCGCGTATGTGGAAGTCGTGCTGCCCACCGTGACTACGCGCGTGCGCACGGCCACCAACACGGCCACGATCACGTTCACCGAAGCCCTGCAGCCCAGCACCACGGTGCCGCTGACCTCGGTCGTGTTCTCCCCGGCTCGCACGGTGACCGCCATCGTGGTCACGGGTTCGACGATGGTCGTCACGGCCACCGGCGTGATCGCCACGGACACCATCACGTACACCCCGCCCACCAACGGCTCGGTGCACCTGGGTGCCAAGGACCTTGCTGGCAACTTCGTGGCGACCTTCACCGGCGTCCTGGCGTAAGCCATGAGTGCGCTCGGACCGAAGGTTCGGGTGCTGGCCGCGACCCTCGTCATCTCCGCTGCTGGCCTCGCTGGCATCAAGCGTGACGAGGGTGACGTTCGCAAGGTGTACCTTGACCCCGTTGGTATCCCCACCGTTTGCGTGGGGCACACTGCCACCGTGACCCACAAGGATGTGGGGAAGACCTACAGCGCCGAGACCTGTACCTACCTGCTCAAGCAAGACACCCGTCAAGCTGTGGCAGCGGTGCAGCGGCTGGTCAAGGCACCGCTCACGCAGCAGCAGTTCGATGCTCTCGTGAGCTTCACGTTCAACGTGGGCGTTGCGAACTTCCAGTCCAGCACTCTGCTCAAGCAGTTCAATGCCGGGCAATGCCATGCCGCAGCGGATCAGTTCCAGCGATGGAACAAGGCGCGAGGCAAGGTTCTCCGTGGTCTCACCATCCGCCGGGCTCATGAAGCAGCCGCGCTGCGGGAGGATTGCCCTTGACGTTCACCCAGCAGGACATGCGCACCGCATGGAAGATGTTGAACGAGGTGTGCTTCGGTGGCCTGCTGGACGAACCCAAGTTCACCAGTGGGTCATGCGAGTACGAGAACGTGTTCGGTGTATACTACCCGGACCAGGAACGCATTCACATCGACGACCTCTGCACCTCGTACACCATGTTCATCAGCACCATGGCACACGAGATGATCCATCAGTGGCAGGACCAGAACGACAAGCCAGTGAACCACGGGAACCAATTCCGCAGCATGGCTGCGCTCATCAAGCGACGAACAGGATTGATCGTATGACCACCCTCTACGCATGGCTCGCTGCCGCGCTGCTGGTGTGCGCCCTGTCCCTCGGGCTGGTGCACAGCATCCGCAGCAACGCCGAGATCCGGGCCGAACGCGACGTAGCTGTCGAACAGCGCCAGAAGCTCCAGGACGCGCTCAAACGCTCCCAAGCCCTCAGCGCCAAGCTGTCCAAAGAAAAGGCCGCCACGGCCCGCGCAGGGGCCTCCACGCGCCTGTCCGTCGAGAAGTCCCTGGACTCCCAGCGGGCCTGGGCCGACACACCCGTCCCGAAGGAGGTGCAAGATGCGCTTGTGGAATAAGCTGCGGGTATTCCTGCGGGGACTGGGGCCTCATGTGGCCTTCGTCCTGGCGATCACGCTTGGTGGCTGCGCCTCCGTGCCCGCCGTGCCCTACGAGGCCCTGGCTGACTGCCCTGCCCCTCTCGTGGACAAGACGACCAACGGCGGGCTGGCGAAGGGTGTGGCGGATCTCCGTCTCGCTCTCAAGCTCTGCAACAACGACAAGGCCATCCTCCGGGAGTGGGCCACAGGGAAGGACTCACCATGAGCGCATACGACCGGCTGACGGGCAAGCTCCGAGGACTCAAGACCTCACCGAGCGGCGAACTGCACGTCCGCAATGCTGGTGTGGTCAACAGCGCCCGGCGCTTCCTCACCGTGGACAACACAGCCGCAGGCCCTCGGGATATGCTCGTCGCAGGAACCTTGGGCGTACCCTTCCGCTTCCGCATCGGGCCACCTCCCGGGCAGCGCTGGGGCGTGACCACGGTAGTCGCAGCCATCAGCGACAACGCAACGTTCAACC